AAAAGGTGAAGTAACAAAATATATTGATATGCCAGGAAATGTTAATAAACACGATAAAGCAGAAAAATTCTTTAAAGATTTTATAAAAAAATATGATAGAACTAAAAAATTAGAATCCGTAAATGAATCAACTAAAGAATATGGTAAAACATTAGATAAAATTGCTAAAGATAGACAATTAAAATCTATTTCCAAGAAAGACAGAGATACTTTAATAAAGATATCAAAATTAATGAAAGGGGCAAATGAATCCGTAAATGAATTTAAAGAAGTGTCTATAAAGGACGCATTTAAAGATTTGGTTAAAAGTCAAGGAAAGAAAAGGGCATTAGATACATTAACTGGTGTACTGAGTGGTGGGGTGGACATGACTCCGGATGTAAAGAAGAAGTTTCAAAAGAAATTATTAAAGAAATTATCCGAATCCAATTTTATGGAATATAAATTAAAAATGCCTATAAATGAAGGTGCGTTTGGAAAGTATGATACTGGAGCTGCTTTTAAGGGTAATGGTATGACCATATATGATAGAAATCAAAGTCAAGGTGGTGATTATAAAAATATAGCTCATATAAGTGAAGATGGTAAACTTACTATATGGGATAAAAATATTAAAAAAGAACCTAAGTTGATGCAATCACTTAAAAAGATATCACAGGAATTTAAAACATCATTTAAAGAATCCGTAAATGAAGGTGGAATGGGTATTTTAGACAAAGACCAAACAGATGTATTACATGGCATAGTAATGAAAAATAAAAATAAAAATTCAAAGGCTATTCTTAGTATTGTGATGAAAGATAGAATGTTTAGTGGGGTTGATAAAAAAGAATTATTAGGATATATTGAAGGTGCTAAACAATTTGTTAGATATATGGGAAGAACTGGTAATGAATCCGTAAATGAAGGAAAGAATATAGGCCACTACGAAAGAGTTGGAAATCAAACAATAGTAGATAGTAACTTTGTAAACTATAGTAAAGGTGTATTACCAAATTCAGAACTTGTGCATTTAGGTATGGGTGACTTTGCAGTAAAATCTCCAAAAGGAACGATTGAGTTCCACCGTTCAGGTAAGTTGAACGGTATCGGACAAGATTTTGTTGGTAGACCACATCGTATGACTGATGATAAGAATGGTAAGTTAGTAGATGCGTTCCTTAAACTAATGCTTAAAAAGAAAAAAGCTATTTTGAGTATGAGTGAATCAGTTGTAAATGAAAGACAATTTAAAGGGTTAGATGGGATTGATGATAAAACACCTTTAACCAAAATCTCAGATACACAGAAACTAAAAATTATACAGGGAACTGGAAATATCATCTCATTTTTTGTTCCAAAGGGATTTAATAGAAATTTTTGGCAAGTAATATCAAAAGGTAAAATTAAAAAAGGTAAAAGTTTATCAGGAAAAGTTGTTTATACTCTGCCTGGTAAAATGATTGGTTCTCCACAATTTAAATCTATAAAGGATTTAATTAAGGGAGTTGATTGGGTCGAGGTGGAAGAGGCTCGTAGATTCAATGAATCCGTAAATGAAGCAAAATATAAAGGATATGATTGGAAAAGACAAAATCGTAAAGATGGACATCCACTTATCGTACCTGCATTACAAAAAACTTTTGCAAATATGAAAGACTTAAAAAAATATATTGATAAACATGGAACAATGGAATCCGTAAATGAAAAAATTTCAAAAGAAGAATGGGCACAATATCCAGCCTATGCAAGAAAATTAAAACCATATATGCAAAAACTTCTTAAAGTACCATTGAAGGTTAGAGTTATAAAACAAGCTAATCATAATCCTTGGATTGAAGTTAGAGTAGCAAAATTTGGAAAAGACATAATCCCAAATGATTTTAGAGTAAAGGTAGCCAAGTCTATTGGTGCAAGTGCTGTTAGAGATTGGGACGATGTAACTTATGGTACTATAAGATCAAATTCAATAGATTTAAGATATGAGCAATGGGTAAAAATAATTGGAGATTTAAAGTGATTAAATTAAAAGAAATGATTCGGGAAGAGTTAAATGAGGGGTGGGATGACCCAACGAGGAAAAAGGAATTATTAAAACATTTACTGGTTTATGAAAAGATGTTGGGTAAGGCTATCAAAGAGGTAAAATCTTCAATAAAAGGAAAGGAAAATTTGGATTCTTGGCTTGAACTTTTATCCCAGGTCAGTTTTGGTATAGGTACACTTGCAGACAAAGTGGCACAAGAACCAATGAAATTTGAGTGATACACTTTAATGGAGAAATAAAATGAAAATAACTAAAACTCAATTAAGAAAAATAATCAGAGAAGAATTACTCAAAGAAGATGATTATGCAACTCAATATGTTGATATGGTAGATGATATTACAAAAGAAGTTAATAGAATATCAGTCAAGATAAGATAACTGGTACAAAGAATGCTAGAGTTTATAATCAAGCAGTTGATAAACATTTTAGAAAGTTTATAGTAGATATAAAGAAGATTACAGCTAAAATTGAGGATTAAATCGTGATTAAATTAAAAAAATTAATAAAAGAAGGTTCTCCTGGGTTTACCAAGAGAGAGTTTGGTGATCCACTTCCTACATTTAGTGGTGTGATGAAACAACATCAAAATTCTAAAAAACCTATGATGGAAAAGAAAGAATTAGGTGGAGCTATGATTAATACGATTGATAGATTAACCGATAGTAATAATCACAATGAAGCTAGATTACAATTAGCCAAATCATTTCTCGGTAAAAACTCACCATTAGTTAAGAGTTATGAAGCATTAATAGTATTACATAACCAAATGAACCAAATGAATGATTTGATGAAAGTCAGAGAAAAATTAGATAAGATGTTATTCACTGGTGCAAAAAGAACGTTTAGTGATTATGATGCAATTGAAGGGGCATTTTAATGAGAAATAATATGTGTTCTTGTAAAAACTGTAAATGTACAAAATCATGTAGTTGTGATTGTTGTTCTGGAGAAAAGTAAATGATTAAATTAAAAAAATTATTAAAAGAAGGTTCTCCTGGGTTTACCAAGAGAGAATTTGGTGATCCACTTCCTACCTTTAAGGATGTAATGGGAACACATCAGAATAAACCAAAAGAACCAATCAAGGAATCAAAACTTCCTATATTTGGAAAACAAAATGATGTTTCTGATTATGCATATAAGTGGGGAAGAATGTTCAACGAATTAGAACGTTTTAACGACTTCGGTCCAACAGAGTCCGATATGTATGATTGGAATAGTAGAGCAAATTATCAAGCAGCAACAAAAGAATACCACACACATATGGACAAGGTAGGAAAGAAACTCAATTCAGCATTAAAAGATATGGAGAGTTCTTATAAAGTCTGGAATAAAATTTTAAAGAAACATCGTAATAATGATGGGAGCTAATAATGAAAATAACACAAAAACGAATTAAAGAAATAATTCAGGAAGAAATACAACGTATTAACGAGGGTAAGAAAGTTCGTAGTCTTAGTGATGATGTTAAAATATTTCAAAAAGAGTACGCCGTTAAATCTGGTAAACTGAAGGAAAAGGCAACGAAACTTCAAGAAAGACAGAAGATAATGGAAGCTGTTGGTATGATTAATGAATCTATTATGAAAATGATAGGTGAATTAAATGAATTACCTGTAACTGAAGTATTAGAGAATGTTAAGAAATCTCACGCTAACAAATATATCAGAGCTATTGAAACTTTGAAAGGTATTTGTGAACATAATACTGGTTGGATTAAAGAAAATAAGTAAATGCCCTTCAAGTCAGATAAACAGAGAAAATGGATGCATGCTAACGAACCCGATATGGCAAAAAAGTGGGAAAAAGAAGAATCCATAGATGAAGCAAATGCATCAGTAATTAGAAAAAAATTATTGAAGCAGTTTGGAGATGATCCATTATATAAAGATTTTATTATAGCTAAAACCCCAAAAGAACAAAAGAAAGCGTTAAAGACATTAAAATCAATACGAGGTTTTAATGCAGTTCGTTTGATGCAGAAATATGTTAAAAAGTTACAAGGTGAATCTATAAATGGAAAGTTACAAAATCTTATTAAACAAGAACTAAAGATAAATAAATTAGAAGCATTTAAACCAAAGGGAATTTCTCAATGGAAAAAAATGGTTCTTTTACCAAAGTCAAAAATGTATTTTGACCCGACTACTCAATATTTTTGGTTAATGGGACCAGGTGGAGAACCAGATTGGGAAGATGATCCGATTGAACCAAAAGATTGGGATTATAAAAGAACATTGAGTAGATTAAGTAGTAAAGATAAATCTATAATCAAAAAAAGTCTTAGGGGAAAGGGAAATTGGAAGGAAGCCACAACTACTTCTGTAGTTCCACCACATGATACACCACAGGCTTATTCAAAATCCACACAAACAGCAATAGATATTGATGATGAAGATGATGAAAAAAATGAATCCGTAAATGAAGGTAGAAAGTGGACAATGTATGTAGATGATAAAAAGATAAAAACACATGCAAGTAAAAGAGCTGCCGTAATCGCATATAATAAGTTTATAAAAGATACTGATGATTGGAAAGAAGTTTCCATCCAAGCAGAATCCGTGAATGAAGCAACTTCATCAAAAGATTTCTTTAGTGGTAATAAAGTAACTAATTCACTCCCCCGAGCTACACTCAGTTTGTTAAATAGTAAATTGAACAAGGCTAGTGAGGCAATAATTAAAATTACTGATAAGTATAAAAAACAAGGTGATATTGATGAGTTGGTAAAAATTTGGATGAGGGGATTACATTTAAGATTAAAAAAGGGTGGGATAAAAATAGAATCAGTAAACGAAGTGCGTCTCGTGGGGTATGATAAGTCATATTTAGATAATGCTAAGAAAAGATTAAAAGTTCCACATGAAATAACTAATATAGAATATAATCAAACGAGATACAGAGGACCACATGATAAATTTGTAAAAATATTTTATAAATTAAAATGGAAACCTGGTACCCGATTAGATACAGAAGAAAAATATGTTTCTGTATTTTATGATAGTCCTGAAAGACTTAAAATGATAGGTAAGACACTTAAATTAAAACTTAAAGAATCCGTAAATGAAAAGGTAGCAAACCCATTTTCAGAACATTTAAGAAAAGCACAAGATGAAATCGAATACATGATATCCAACGGACCCACTCCCGATGGTGACGATGGTGTGTATGACAAACCAAATCAGGCTATGAAACTGTTGCAGATAGCACAAAAATCATTAGGGAAAATTAAATAAGTAGATATTTATATTTGAGGAGAATATTATGACTAAATTAAAAGATTTAATTAAAGAACATGCAGTATTAGGTGGAATGGTTTCACGTAATGCATTTTCCGGAATAGATATGGGATTTAAAACACAAAAATCCACAAAACTTACTGATATAGTAGAAGATGTTTATGGTCAATCTACTCAAAAAGTAGATGTAAGAGAATTTATGGGTGAAGTTTCTAATTTCAATAGATTTTCAAAAGAAATTTATCGCGAAGGTAATTTAAGAGAGTTAGCAGAAAAACTTTCTAAATTGGCAATGACCGCAAAACAACATACATTACAAGAAACCGAAGATTGGTTTGATAAAATCACGGTAAATCGTAATATGAAAGACCTTACAAGTCTCTCTAATCAATTTAAGAAAGTAGCGACAGAGGCACAAGGATTACAAGAAAGAATGGGTGGTCTATATGAAGATATGGGACACATTCTTGGTCGTTATTATGAAATTCATGAACCCGGACACGAAGATGATGTAGCGAGTGAAGGTAAATCATACAGAGATGGTGATGAAGTAGAAGCAGATACAGTTCAAGAAGGTTCATATGAAGATTTTTTCAAGTCCGCACTTAAAAAGTGGGGAGTATCAGCACCAGATGATTTAGAAGATGATGAAAAAGTTAAATTTTTCAATTATGTTGATGCTAATTGGAGTGGTGAAAACGAATCAGATTAACACGGAGGTTACGTGGAAGTAAAAGTAAAACACAATAATATAGAGTTCGCTCTACGGTTATTAAAAAGAAAAATTAAAGATAGTGGTTTAATGGTAGAGTTGAGAGAACGACAATACTACAAAAAACCATCAGCAAGAAGGTCTGAAGAAAAAAAGTTGGGAAAGGTTCGTAATTGGATTCGACAACATGAAAGGAATCCAGATTGGTGTGGTGAACCACCAACGGCAGGACTTAAAGAAAAAATTAAGAAAGAACGATTAAAATTTAAAAAGTAACGTTTTTTCTATTTGTGTATATTTATATACACAAGAATATGTCATTCAATTCTATATGACATACCGATAATGTAAACCACATTGAAGTTCCTAATAACTTTATTAATTCCATTCTAAGCATTTTATGCTTAGAATAACTCTTATGGAGAAACATAATGGATGATCTTTTAAAAGACGCAATAGCAGACGCTAAAGCAGTCCGAGAGACAGCACTTGCAAATGCAAAAATGGCCCTTGAAGAAGCTTTCACTCCCCGTATTCAATCCATGCTTTCAAACAAGATTCAGAACGAATTAGAAGGTGATGATGAAGAATCAGATGAATATCCAGTAGAAGGTGAAGAACCTGAAGCTGAAGAAGAACCTGAAGTGGCAGCTGAACCTGAAATCGGTGAAGAACCAATTGTGGCACAGGACGAAGTTCCTGGTGATGAATTTTCAGAACCAGAAGCTGAATTTCCTGCTGAAGAAGAACCACTTGTTGCACAGGATGAAGTTCCTGGTGATGAGTATTCTGAAGAAGAACCAGCAATGGAAGAAGAAGGGGTGATTGAAATCAACGGTGTAAAATATGCACCAGTCGTATCTGAAGAAGAAGAAGAGGAATCTGAAAATCCTTTCACCGAAGGTGAAGATGATGAAGATGAACTCGACCTCGAAGCAATTCTTAAAGAACTCGAAGATGAAGCAGATGATGCTGAAGTCACCGAGGACTATGAAGAAGCTGGAGTAGGTGATGGTCTTTCTTCTGATGAAGCTGAAACAGCTGATGAAGCTGAATTAGCAGAAAACGATGTATCTTCTGATATTGGTGATAGTGACAATAAAGTCGCTGACGCAGCAGCAGATTCGTCTGATGTAGGACAAGGTTCGGAAGAACCAGCATCCGCAGACGCACCCGCAGCAGGTCATGAAAACGCCGAAGATGAAGAAGTTGATGACTTAGTTGAAGTCAATGGAGTAAAATATTCTAAAGTCAAAGAACAGGACGAATGGGAAGCCCGCAACGGTGACCTTGAAGTCAATGAACAAGACGAAGATGACATTGACCTTGAAGAAATCTTGAGAGCACTTTCAGAGCAAGATGATGATGAAGAAGAGGCAGCAGCTGATAAAGTTGAATCTCTAACTTCTGATCTCAAAGAGCACCGTAAAGTCGTACAGTATCTACGAGGAAAGTTGAATGAAGTTAATTTATTGAACGCTAAACTTTTGTTTACTAACAAATTATTCCGTGCACACGGTTTAACTAATGAACAGAAGTTGAAAGTCGTAGAAACTTTCGATAGAGCTAAGAACCTTAGAGAAGTCAAGTTGGTATTTTCAACTTTGGCAGAATCTTTTGGTAGCAGAACGGCAAGTCAGTCTAAACCAATTAAAGAGAGTAAAGGCACCGCTTCTAAAGCAATTGCTTCTACCAAACCTAAATCAACACCGAAGGTGATTGAAGAAGGATTTGATATGAAACAACGCTTCCAGAAGTTAGCTAATATTCTATAACAATTAACAATAAATAAATCTTAACGATTTGGAGAAAAAAAATGGCAGATAATTTACAATCCATCGAAAAACTGATGGACAGCTATGATTCAAACCGCAGTCGTTTAGCTGAAACCCAAAAGTTAGTCAATAAGTGGGAGCCCACTGGACTACTTGAAGGCCTTCAGGATAGTAACAAACAACATGGAATGGCAGTTCTTTTAGAAAACCAAGCTCGTCAGTTGATAGATGAATCATCTAAAACTGGTACAGCTTCGAATTCAGAAGAATGGTCAGGTGTGGCACTACCTTTGGTACGTCGCATTTTTGGTGAATTGGCAGCACAGGACTTTGTTTCTGTTCAACCAATGAACCTACCAAGTGGTCTGATTTTCTATCTTGACTTCAAATACGGTACAGCTCAAACAGCTAACCATGTACAGAATACACACATACATGGTAACACTTCCGCATCTAACGCAGATGCTAGTGGTGGACTCTACGGAGCAGGAAAATTTGGATATTCAGTTAATAACCAAGTATCTTCTGTTCTTACATTGGATAGTTCAGTAGCAGCCGGTACTTATACTACTGGTTCTGCAACTTGGCAAGACGTTGAATTTGAACCCTCACTTTCCGCCTCAATCGCAGCAGGAAGTATTGATAAATATACTTTCTTAAAAGCATCAACTGGTGTAACTAATGCAGATTGGGATGGTATTCGGGCGTTCGCAATAACAGGGTCTACTGTTGGAACAACTTATCCAGCATACTCAAAAACTGATGGAGCGAATGCAATATTTTTCGCAGTTGGTACACCAGTAGCAGCTGGGTCTAGTGTTAGTATTGGATATCATAAACAACCTACTGATACAACTCGTGGTGATTTTGAACAAAGTACGTTCACTACACCATCACCGAGTTCAGCAGATGATGTTGATATTCCAGAGATTGATATAGCACTTCGTTCAGTTAGTATAGTTGCGAAAACTCGTAAACTTAAAGCTATCTGGACTCCTGAGCTAGCTCAAGACCTTAACGCTTATCATTCAGTTGATGCAGAAGCAGAACTTACTTCTATGTTGAGTGAGTACATTTCAATGGAAATTGATTTGGAAATCCTTGATATGTTGAAACAGAACGCAGATGCTAAGACCGAATATTGGTCAGCTAAAACTGGTTTTGAGTATGATTCCGCAACATCTTTATTTACTGAAGTTAGTGGAAACTCTAACGCTTATACTAAAGGTGAGTGGTTCCAGACACTTGGAAACAAACTACAATCAGTAAGTAACACAATCCATCAGAAAACTTTACGTGGTGGTGCTAATTTCATGGTGGTTTCACCTGAAACAGCAACCGTTATCGAAAGTATTCCTGGGTACGCAGCAGATTCTGATGGTGATTCGAATAACACCTCATACGCAATGGGTGTACAGAAAGTAGGAGCATTGAATAACAGATATACGGTTTACAAAAACCCTTATATGTTAGAAAATGACATCTTAATGGGATTCAGGGGAAGTAACTTCCTTGAAACTGGAGCTGTATACGCACCGTATGTTCCGTTAATCATGACTCCATTGGTTTACGATCCGGTTAATTTTACTCCGAGGAAAGGGGTAATGACCAGATACGCAAAGAAGATGGTGCGTCCTGAATTCTACGGTAAGGTAATCGTGGCAGATATTAATTACGTTTAATAGTAATTAAATCATAGATCAAAATAAAAAAGGGGGTTGAAAAATCCCCTTTTTTGTGCCTACTTGATACTTATTACTATACGAAAAGGAGAAATGACAAATGTGGTATAGAAAATGTCCGTTATGTAATAGTGAAGTAAGTTATGAAAACAAAAGAAGTTGGTATAATGCAAAGGCCAATGACTCTATGTGTGTAGAATGTCAAAAGGTAAAATTAAGTGAACATTTCACAGGACGTAAAAATCCAAATTATCCAACAAATCGAAATACTAAATACACAGAGTCCCAATGGAAATTAGAATGTCCAGAATGTGGGGTGGTTAGATGTTTTGCATCGAAATATGGTATGAATGTTGCCAAACAGAATAAATCGATGTGTGAAAAATGTAGCACAACTAAACAACCACGAGGTGTAGCTATAGGATTGACAGATAAACAAATAAAGAAAATGCGAGCAACCAAAGCGGGTTTTACTTCATGGGAAGAATACAAACAGAAATATCCAATGAAAAAGTCCTACATAAACGAAGTTCACAACTTAACCAGAAAACAACCACTACACACCCTACCAAACTATTCAAAATTAGAAGAAAATAGGGGAAGAATGGGAGTTGAAGGGGCTTACCAAATAGACCATATAATTTCTATAAATAAGGGTTGGAAAGATATGATACCAGCCGAAGAAATAGCAAACATTACTAATTTACAGATTATGAAATGGGAAGATAATTTACGAAAACATTAAATACGGAAGATTCAATTCTTTCCCTTTTTTGTTTTTATAAGTTATATATTTATAGTTAAGGAGAACTATAGATGCCAAAATTAAATTATGCTTATGTTGACCCATCAACCTTTACCTCGGGTTCAGGTCAAACACCTTATGGAACTTATGAAGGTGATTCCACATTTCAATCTGATATCGTTTCAGTAACTAAATGGGTTGCTAAGCGATTAGGATACCCAGTATTACAATTAGAAATACCAAGTGGTTCAATTTATGCTTGTTTTGAAGAATCAATAAATGAGTATTCTCAACATATTAATAATTACAATATTAAGAATTGGATGTGGGAACAATATGGTGAGAAGTCAAGAATATCAGGTTCATTAAGTACTGGCGTATCTAATCCTGTAACTCCAACAAATGGTCCATCCGTTCAGTTATCAGAAAAATATGGCACTATGGTCAATATGGGTGGTAATGTAGATTTAAAAAAAGGATATATTATTTTAAGTGGTTCTACTCAAGATTATGATTTACAAAGTGTATGGGCTGAAGTTAGTGAAAGTGGAAGAAGAATTGAAGTTCAATCGGTCTATAATCACGCATCATCAGCAATAACAAGATTTTACGATCCTTATGCTGGTTCATTTGACCAACGACAAATGTTAGATAATTTTGGATTCGGTAATGTATCACCAGCAGTATCATTTATGCTACACCCAATCAGTTATGATTTAGTCAGAGCTAATCAAATTGAAACATCGGATTTAATTAGAAAAAGTGCCTATTCATTTGAAATTCATAATAATAAGTTAAGAATATTTCCAAATCCAGCTGATGACGATAATGGTGAAAAAATATGGTTTGAATATTACGTAAAGGATGATGTTAAAAATACTAATAATGTAAGTGGTTCAATGCAAGGTGGAGTAAGTGATCCATCTAATGTTCCGTATAAATTTATTACTTATAGTTCAATAAATCAACCAGGTAGACAATGGATAAGAAAATTCACTTCCGCTTTATCAAAGGAATTACTTGGTATCATACGAAGTAAGTATAGTGCTTTACCTATACCAGATGCTGAGGTAACACTTGATGGTGATGCTTTGAAAGCAGAGGGTAGGGAAGAAAAGACACAATTATTAGAGGAGTTAAAAGAATTTTTAGAAACAGTCTCTTTGACTGAAAAATTAAAAGCTGAAGCCGAAGAGGCAAATGCTCAACAGGAAGTATTGAATAAAGCTCCATTGTTAATTTACATAGGATAATTAAATGTCAGCTACAACACCATTTTTTATCACAGAGAAAGAAATAAATTTAATTGACCACTTAAATGAGGAGTTGATTGATGAGATAGTTGGACAGTCAGTTGATATTTATAAAGTCAATACCACACATACTAAAGATAACATTTATGGTGAAAGCACTACAAAGTATTTTAATGTTGGATTTAGGGTTAATTGTTTAGTTAGATTCAATGTACCTGAAGTCGAACAATTTAATGAAATTGGTCCAGATAATAATTCATCTATAGATTTAATGTTTCAGAGAAATAATTTAGCTAGTGGTAGTTTGGATTTCTATCCTGAAGCCGGTGATATATGTGATTGGAATGATGTTTATTGGGAGTTAAATGGGGTAACAGAACCACAATTAATTGGAGGTCACCCTAACTTCAGTCATGCCATAAAGGCAACAGCACATCGTAGTAGATTGTCGAGTATTCAAATAGAAGAGAGACCAAGATAATGGCTGTTCAGTTGTTAGATAAAACAATTGTAATGAAACCAAAAAGGTCTTCGATGGTGAAGGTACAAAAAGATGTTGATTTTGAGGAAAATTATGATAGCGAAAGTGAAAATTTCTACGGAGAACCAAAGGCTGATAGGTTTGATGAAATAATAGATTTATTAAAACAAGGTAATATTTATGGAGAGAAGGAAGAAATAACTTTAGGTGTTGTAGATGTTCCTATTGAGAAACAAATTGCAATTGATAAGGCTTCTACTAAAGGATTAAAGTCTGAAGAGTATGCTAATAATTCAGAAAATAAATTAGACAAACTAAGGAAACTACGCCGTGGCAATTAAACCCATAACGAATACAAATGCTCCAAACGAATCGACAATTAATCGAGCTAATCAAACAAGCATTCGTTCCGAAAAAGGTAATTCAAAAGTTGTAATTAAAAAAGGAACGGGTCGTAATGCAGGTAAAGGTTTATCGATTGGTTTGACTGATATCGACACTACCGTGATAAGACATATGCAAAACGTGATGAAACCTATAGTTAGGGAAGCAAATGAAATTATTAAAGTACCTGTTATGTATGGCAATGAAGAAAGGTGGAAATCTATAAGAAATCGTGGTGTATTAAGAGATAAAAACAATACAATTATTTTACCAGTTATAGTGATTAAGAGAACAGGTGTTGCTATGAATGACCAAATGCCATTATCATTCGACAACGATGTTCAGGGTAAATTCATTAGTGTAGTCAGATCAAGTAATGGATGGAGTAAAAATAATCGATATGATAGATTTTCAGTATTAACTGGTCAAAAACCAGTAGAAGAATTTATAAAAACAGGTATGCCAGACTTTGTAGTATGTACGTATAGCATCGTAATGATGACTGCTTTTATGGAACAAATGAATGATTTAAACACCATAATGGTAGAACACTTGGAAACTTATTGGGGTGATTCGACAAGTTATAGATTCTTAACGGCTTTAGAAGGTGATATATCTAATGAAGTTCAAATGGAATCACAAGGTGAGAGATTAATAAAAAACGAACTAACTATAACGATTAAAGGATATATGATACCTGAATTCACAGATAACGTATTTGGTAAAACTGCTGAAATGCAAAGAGCATATAAACCAAAAAAAGTGTCGTTTAGTGAAAAACTTTTATAATTATATATATAATGGTTTTATTTAAATTAACACAGCATAGAGGTTATTAACATGGCAAAAGAAATTAAATTTACAGAAGATGAACTGAAATCACTTGGTGACTTACAAGGTAAGTACAATGTAGTTACTAATAAGTTTGGTCAGTTGGCTATTGCAAAATTGAATTTTGAAAAACAACAAGAATCTATAGAAGAAGAAGAGTTTAAAATTACTGAAGAACTTGAATCTGTTCGTACTGAAGAACAAACACTTCTAAATGATATTACTGAAAAATACGGACCTGGTCAATTAGATCCACAGTCTGGTATATTCACGCCATCTACAGAAGTAAAAGAAACTGCTACCGAGTAATAACTGAATAATAAAGTTCTCTTTTGGTTTTAATGTTATATTTATATATGAATAATTATATTTAATCCAAACCTTTCGGAGACTTTAAATGGCTGAAAAAATACTTAGTCCAGGTGTATTTACCAACGAAATAGACCAATCTTTCTTACCCGCAACTTTAGGACCCATAGGTGCGGCAATCGTTGGTCCGACTGTCAAGGGTCCAGTTTTAATCCCAACCGTAGTTAGTTCATATAGTGAGTATGTTAATATATTCGGTGAATTAATCACAAGTGGTTCGGATAAATATCAATTCTTAACATCACATACTGCTAAAGAATATTTACGACAAGGTGGTCCTTGTACAATCGTTAGGGTTGCTGGTAATGATACTGCTAAAGCTACTTCTAATGTAGTTTCTGCTAGTATAACAATGTTCACAATAGAAGCATTAGGTGATGGTCCACAATTTAATAATGCTGTAGGTACATATGGAACAGATGCTCTACTAACACCACAGAAAGAAAGTACACGTGATTGGGCTTCTGGTAGTTATGGTGGAACATCTGATAACTTCCGTTGGGAAGTATCACAGAAAAATACAGCTAAAGGTACTTTTACTCTTTTAATTCGACAGGGTAATGATACGAATAAGAAAAAGAAAGTAATTGAAACACATGCTAATTTATCACTTGATCCAGAATCAACTGATTACGTTTTAAAGAGAATTGGAAATACAACAAATACAGTTGCTTCGGAAGGTGGTGTTGCTTATATACAACCAACTGGTGAATTTCCAAATCAATCAAATTATGTTAGGGTAAACGACCTTCCTGAAGCTAAAAAAACTCCAAATTGGATAGATGAAAATGGTACTGTAAATTCACCTTATAATGGAAGTGAATCACTTTATTTGCCTGCAGTAGGTACTGGAAGTGCAAATGGCGCATTTGATGGTGGTACTATTGGAAGTACAGAAGTAGAACACCCATATAACTTTTATGATAATATAAATGCTAGTAATTCACAAGGTGTGGATATGTCAGAGAGTAATGATAGACCATCTGGTGCTTCGGTTGGTGGTGGATATGGCACGGCTATAAGTTTGTTAAAGAATAAAGATGAGTATGATTTTAATCTATTGTTTTTACCTGGAGTTGTTGACCAAGAAACTGATCATAGTGACGTTATAAGTGATGCAATTCAGATGTGTGAAGACAGAGGTGATTGTTTCTTAGTTTATGATAATACATTAAAAATCGATACAGTAGCTACGGCTAAAACAAATACAGAAGCACGTAACTCAAGTTATGCCGCTACTTATTATCCTTGGGTACAGATACAAGATGCCACGACAGGTAATTATCGATTTGTTCCACCTTCAGTCGTTATGGCTGGTGTTTATCATTTTAATGATACGATTGGACAACCTTGGTTTGCTCCTGCTGGATTAAACAGAGGTGGAATTGATAGTGCCGTTCAGGCTTATAAGAAATTAAGTCAAAGTCAACGAGATGAACTCTATGACTCAAATGTTAATCCAATTGCTACGTTCCCAGGACAAGGTGTTACTGTGTTTGGACAAAAGACAACACAGAAGAAAGCAAGTGCTTTAGATAGAGTAAATGTAAGACGACTATTGATTGATGTTAAGAAATTTGTTGCTCGTTCTTCAAGAGGATTGGTATTTGAACAAAATACAAGTGATTTGAGAAATCAATTCTTGAATATTGTGAATCCATTCTTAGAACAAGTACAGTCAAATGCTGGATTGAATGCATTTAGAGTCGTGATGGATGATAATAATAATACTCCTGAAACGATTGATAGAAATATGTTAGTTGGTCAAGTATTCTTACAACCAGCAAGAACTGCTGAATTTATTGTGTTGGACTTTGTTGTTCAACCAACTGGCGCGGCTTTCCCTGAATAATTTTTTAATAAAGTGATATTTATTACTATAGGAGATAAACAATGGCAGAATTATTAGAAGCGAATAAGATATTTTATACACCATATGAACCGAAGTTAAAGAATCGTTTCATCATGGAAATTGCAGGTATCCCAGCTTTTACAATCAAAACAGCACAAAGACCACAGATTACTTTTGATGAAGTAACTTTGGAACATATGAATATTACCAAGTATGTCAAGGGTAAAGGCCGTTGGCAAACATTACAGATTACACTGTATGACCCGATTGTTCCGTCTGCTTCTTCTGCCGTAATAGAATGGATAAGATTACATCATGAAAGTGCTACTGGTCGTGATGGATATCAAGATTTTTATAAGAAAAACATTACATTTCAAGTATTAGGACCTGTTGGTGACATTGTTGAAAAATGGACACTATATGGTACTTACATTCAAGATGCTGCGTTTGGTGATTTAGATTTTAGTGCTTCAGAGCCAGTTGAAATCACCTTAACATTAAGGTACGATTACGCTATACTTGAATTCTAAATAGTTTTAACATCAAGGAGTTATAATGTCAGAACATAAGTTCCCTACGGAAGTTATTGATTTACCATCTGGTGGAAAAGTATATTCAAAAGACTCACCACTATCATCGGGTA